TGATGACCCCTTTGCCGCCTACTGGACTGTCTACAGTAAGAGGAATATTAAACCGTTTCGCACTGTCACGAATTAATTCAATGTAAACTTTATAGTTCTGTTTAAAGAGCGCTGGATTGGGCGTTGCTTGCAATTCAATTTGTACTGGCGAATTCGCATTGGCATAAGAGCCGCCTCCGTATTGCACATAGCCGGGTTCACCAACTTGGTAGACAATACCGTCACCAACAATATAGCTAGTGTAGGCATTCATCCAATTGCGCTTCATAAAGGTAGCTTCGTTACGTCCTGTTGCGCTAGGATTTGCAGTATCGTGCGCCACAATATAATTTGGATTTGCTCTAATTGGACTGCCTTCATTCGCCCCTAAATTGAACTCGTTATTGATCGTGTAAGCAAACCCATTAATAGGCAATAAAAAAAGAGCCAGTAAAAGGCTCAGTAACGTAATTTTCTTTTTCATGTGATTCCTCCTATTTTTTCGAATTGTATGCTGAGACACCTGTAACTACTCCTAAAAAAGTAGCTACAGCATTAATTGTTAGCACAGTCATATCCGCGCCACCCCAACCGTATGCCTTTCCAAGTGTGCCAACTAAAACAGATGCAGCTGGCAACACTGTGAGAACCGCCCATTTAATAATTTGGTAATACTTGTCCGGTAAAATCATTTCAAACCCCCCTATAATTTCGTTAAGAAATAGCCTAATATAGTAATACCTAAACCGATCATGTAACCCCATGACCATTTATTATTTGCTTTAATTTCTTTGATGTCATCAGCATTGTTGAGTGCAATAGAATATGCGTGATCCGCCACATCTTTCGCAGCATCCGCCTTCTCTCTCAATGCCTCGTAATTATCAAGTTTTGTTTCAATGCGCACTAAGCGCTCAATAACATCTTGTGCAGTATCATCTTTCAAAACTCCCCCGCCTTCCAACTAAATAATTAGCCCCGTTAAAAACGAGGCTAAATTGTTATTCAGCCAATTCTGGCAAATCCATATCTACTAGAATCTCTTTCACTTGCTCGCGAATTAGACCTGGTACTTGTTCAATCGTTTTCTTACCTTTAATAATTAAAATCGCATACACTACAGCCATTTCTTCCACCTCCCTTCTGAGTAAATAAAAAGCAATCCTAATTCGCAGTTTCTGCATCAAGGATTGCTTGTACTTCATTTCTGATTGTTCTAGGAACTTCTTCAATAGTCTTCAGGCCTTTCTGAATCAAATTGACGTAAATATTTGCCATCTAATTAACCTCCCTGTCTGCTGGAACGAGCATTTCATACACTTCAGCTAACGCTAATTGAGTTTTAGTCAATTGGTTTTCTTGGACTTCTGCCTTTTCTTTTAAGAATTCATTTTCCTTTTGGACAGTTTCTGTTAAAGTCTCAATAAACTCTAATTTTTCTGCGTAATTTGGAGTAATCGCCTCTTCCCATCTGTTCTTAGAAAAATTAAAGAACTGAGATTGTGGGTTTTCTAAATTTTGAATAGGTTCGATTTCCACAAAAGGAATAGATGTTGGAAAATCATCTGCTACTTCGTGTTCTTCAAATCCCATCGGGTATAATACTTTATAAATTGTTTTCATCGTTTTCCTCCTTTAATAAGGGTCTCTTGCTAACCAACAAAACGAACCTGTTAACCACGTATCTTGTGCGACATTATCTATGCAAATAATATTATTAATCGTTGATGGATCGAAAGCTAGCAAATAAAAATTGCTGCCAGAGCTCCAGTACATTCGAGGCCTGTCAATCGGCGCTGCCCATGATGGAACATTAAACCAAACAGCTTGATTATATTTCGCCGCTGACAATTTAAACGAACCTGTCAGATAAACGATATCTCCTCTTCGATACAATCTCATACTGCCGTCCGAAATAACTGAAGCATTGTTGTTTTTATCTACTGACGCATAATCATTTACTGATTTTGTTAAAACGGGCAATTTCCCTTTCACTTGAATACCATCTTGAAAATTCTTTGTTCCTAAAATCGTTTCGTTACCAGCAGTAGAAACAAACTTGCCTTGAACCCATTTTGCGATTGCTTTAAATACTAAATTAGGCGTCATAAACACACTGTTAGATTCTCCCGCTTCAGCTTCTTCACCAGTAGCGATACTTTCTACTTGATTGGCCGCGAACATTGATTCAATGTGTTCATTCGCTGAAATGTTCAGTGCAATTTCTAATTCAGAATAATCAATGCTTGTTCCGGATGGTATAGTTCCATCACTAACATAAGAGTAAAGTAAAATATTAATCTTTCCATACTGGTCAACCACGACTGGCGAGTGCTTTGCATAAATATCTTTTACCTGATTAGTACTATTGATAGCAGTAACACCGTTGTCATTCCAAACTTTAGTGTCAGGTCTCCACGTAACTAATTGTAATCTGTTTCCCGAAGGCCCACTTCCGAACCCAAAAACATGAGGAGTAATTTCAGAAACATTATTCTTAATATATGTGACTTTCTCATCCAACGTGGAAATCCCTTGCGATAGCCAAAAATTATTAGAGTAGACACTAGTTAGGATATCGACAACGTCATACTCAATTCTTATTAAAACCATTTGACCATTCACTTTATGTGATCCGACATCTCTGATATCATCTAAGTCTGAAATTTTTGAGTATCGCTCATCGCTAAATTCGTACCACGTACCAGCAGTAGGAGCGTTTAGCGCGGTACTATAAGCTATATAGGCACTGTTGGCATTCTCAACCAAACTGCCACTAACTTTCCCTGAAAAGTTGGGACTGAAAACTATTTTCTCCTTTTTCCCACTTACTATTTGATAGATCACGTTTGCGGAACTTTCTGGCTTATTGAAAACTTCGTCTTTTCGATAAACATCCGCTTCATCGATCTTTTTATTCGTTTCGTCTAACTGATCAGAAAGCTCGATTTGAGATTGCTGCAGCTCTGACATTTTTTGATTGGATTGAACGAACTTTTCATCATACTCTTTAATTTTTGTATCAGCATACTTAGTAATCCGTTCAGATTCTTCATCAATATTTTGAATTTCCAATAGAGCTTTTTCTTTTACTTGAAACAACCATTCTTCAAAGCTTTTGAAGTAGATCACACCAGCAACACCAGCTCCATCATCAATCGATGATTTAAACATTCTGAATTGAACGTTTTGAATGTCGATCGCCTCACCAGAAGGTAGATCAACATACAAACCCATAACTACTGTACCATCA